ATTAATTAAATTAGATACTTCAATTCCAACTGCAAACGGCGACTGGATTGTCACATCAATATCACATCAATTAGAAAGCGAAAAACCTAGCGGCGCGTGGTTTTCAACAATAAGGGGAAATGCAAATGGACTCGCAGTCACCAGCCGATGAAATACCATTTGGCCAGTTTAAATCACAGACAAATTCAGGGTCGGCAAACGCCCAATTTTTTTTAATACAGCAACTGATTGACAAAATACAAACTGCAACTTTAGTAAAAATTGTTAAATGTACAAATTCTGGAGGCTTATCAGAAGTTGGTTATGTAGACATTTTGCCGCTTGTGAACTTAGTCGACGGTGCTGGTAATCAGATACAGCATGAACCAATTTTAAACGTACCCTATTTTAGAGTTCAGGGAGGAAAGAACGCAGTAATTATAGATCCAGAAATAGGGGATATTGGTATCTGTGTTTTTGCAAGTCGAGATATTTCAAAAGTAAAGTCAACAAAAAAACAAGCTAATCCTGGTACGTTCAGACGTTATAATTATGCCGATGGTTTATATTTTGGAGGCGTTTTAAACGGCTCGCCCACGCAATACGTCCAATTTAATTCGGGTGGTATTACTTTAAGCTCGCCATCTTCTATTAACATAAAAGCGCCGACAATCAATATAAACGCCGGGGAATCTTGTACAATAACAACGCCGACATTTACAGTTAACGGTGCTACTAATTTAAATGGTAATGTCACAGCAAAAGGCGAATTGTCGGCAACTGGGGCGATAAGTTCGGCTGGGTTAACATTTAATACGCACGTACATGGCGGAATACAAACTGGTTCAAGCAATACGGGTACACCAAAATGACAGTTTACAACACTTTATTGTTAGACCAAGAGGTTTGGGATTTAGTGCTTGATTCAAATAGAAATATAGCAATGGCAGAGCCTCCTTATTCTGTTGCTCAAGATGTTGCTAGCGCTTTAAAATTATTTAAAGCTGAATTGTGGTTTAACACAAAAAAAGGCATGCCTTATTTTGAACAGATTTTAGGGAAATTGCCACCACAATCATTTTTGATTTGGCATATTGAACAAGCCGCTCTATCTGTACCAGGGGTCGTTAAAGCTAAATGCTTTGTTGATTCATTTTTAGACAGACAGGCCAACGCGCTTGTTGAATTTATAGACGAAAACGGGGTTGCTAATAATGTCTACTTCTAATGTACCAAGAATTAAATTTGCTCCAGAAGGTATTGTTTTGCCAGCTGAAAGCGAAGTTTTAAACGGAGTTTTAAAAGATATTGACCAAGCTTTTGGGGGTGGGTTAAATTTAAATTTAGAAACCCCCCAAGGTCAACTTGCATCAAGTGAAGCCGCTATTATTTCTGACAAAAATTCAGAAATAGCTTATATTGTCAATCAAGTAGACCCTCAATATTCTGAAGGTCGTTTTCAAGACGCAATAGCTAAAATATATTTTTTAGAACGCAAGCCAGCTATCCCTACGGTTGTTACTTGTGAGCTTGTCGGGATTCATAAAACTTTAGTGCCAGCTGGCGCAATTGCAAAAGACACATCTGACAATACTTACATTAATTTAGGAGACGTAATTATTGCTGAGAATGGGACGGCAAATGCGAATTTTCAGAATGTAAAATCTGGCATCATACCTTGCCCAGCAAATACATTAAATCAAGTAACGCAAGCAATAATCGGTTGGGACGCAATCAATAATATAAATGATGGGGTTGTCGGTTCTGAAATAGAAAGTAGAGAAGATTTTGAATATCGCCGTTTTAATTCAGTTTCAATAAATGGAATTGGCTCTGTACCTGCGATTTACTCAAACGTTTTTAACGTAAAAAATGTTTTGGACTGCTACGTCATGGATAATCCAAGTGGCAATAGCATTTCTGTTGGATCGACAAATAAAGTTTTATTGCCGCATTCTTTATACGTTTGCGTTGTTGGAGGTCTAGATTATGATGTCGCCGAAGCAATTTTTAAAAAAAAAGACGTTGGTTGCGACTATAACGGCAATACTTCCGTGACCGTTTACGATAATTCTGGTTATGCTTACCAACCGCCGGCTTATATTGTAAAATTTGAACGGCCAGGTTCAATTTCAATAAAGTTTCAAGTTAATATTTTATCAAATTCTAATATTCCGCAAAATTCAATTCAATTAATTAAAAATTGTATTTATCAGCAATTTAACGGTTTAAACGGAAATAGCAGGGAAAGAATCGGTTCTTTAATTGTTGCAAGTAAATATTATGGGGCAATTTCATCAATTGATTCAAATATTTCAATTTCATCAATATTAATTGGCATTAATAATGCGGACAAAAATACATTGCAAATCGGTATAGACCAAGCGCCAACTTTAAATATTAACGACATTAAAGTTGATTTCATATGAAAAAATTTGAAAAAACAATAATAAGTCAATATTCAAATAGCCCAACTATTATTTCATTGATAAGCGGCATGAACGATTCTATTGACCCAAGAGCTGACATTGACAAATTCTTTGAATACGTTTTTAATGTTGACACCGCGCAAGGGTTTGGGCTTGATATCTGGGGAAGAATTGTTGGAATTAACCGCAAAATAAAAACACCGAGATATGATGTTTATTTCGGATTTGATAGCCCAACTAAAAGCTATAAAAATTTCAATCATGGCGTTTTTAAAGATTCGAGTTTTTCAATTGAAGGTACGATTGAGTTGCCAGACGAAGAATTTAGAAAAATTATAATGCTTAAAGCTTTGAGCAATATATCTGATTGTACTGCTCCAACAATTAATAAACTTTTAAATAAATTATTTTACGGTAGAGGTAGGTCATATGTTAACGACTTGGGCGGCATGGAGATTAGGTACGTTTTTGATTTTGAATTACAGCCATATGAAATTGCTTTAATACAAAATTCAGATGTAATGGTTCGCCCTGCTGGTGTTGAATTTACATTATTTGTAAATCCACGAAAAACTTTTGGGTTTGACGGTGGCGGAATATTAATAACGGGTTTCAACCAAGCCCCTTTTATTAGTGAGAAATAAAAATGCAGGCATCAAATCAGCCAATCAAATTATCTGTACCTTTCGCGCAATCGGGCGAAAAAAATACAATACCAGAAAGCCCCACTGGCACGGGAGCGGCATCTTTTGCAGATGGTTTTCCTGCAAAAACGTCACTTGATCCAAGCGCTGGCGGTGTTCCGCCAGATCGAAAAGATTTTAACGGAGTTCTAAATGCAATTTCGGCTAATTCAAATTGGCAAAACGCGGGCGGCGGCTATTCTTTCGACAATAACTTTTCTTCAAAAATTAACGGATACCCGAAAGGTGCAAGGATTTTGTCAAGCGATTCGAGTGGCTATTGGTTAAATACGGTTGATAATAATGCCACTGACCCAGATTCAATTAATGCGTCAGGATGGGTAAAGGATTCATTCAACGGTGTTACAACAATAACAATGGGCAGTTTTAATGTCACTCTTAACCCCAGTGAATATAAATACAATGTTATAATTTTAACTGGGGCATTAACAGCAGACTTAGCTTTAATTTTTCCGAAACAAACTGGGTTTTGGACTGTAATTAATAAATGCACTGGCAATTTTTATGTGCTCACAAGGCTAACGACTGGCAATGGCCATAAGATTTTTTCAGGCGAGAATTCAACAATTGTATGTGATGGTCTAAATATTTATCCAGCGTCAAGTTGCATCAATACGCCTGATAAATTAGATTATTCTACCAAAATAACGAACACGGCTTGGGTTAGAGATACGGCTTCTTCATTAACGCTAAATGGCGATGTATTTGTTGATGCTGGAGGGTCTACCGTTTCCGTTAGAAATTTAAAACCATTAAACAATAATTTAATTTTATCAAAAAATCCAGCGGATTGGGTCGGTTCTACTATCACAACTTCTTTTATAACTGACACTAGCACGGCCATTACGATCAAAATTTACAATAATTATAATGAACTAATTCTAACAAGAACGGTTGATGATTCAAGCTATTTGATAAGTGGAAAAATTTTCGACATTTATATCGCCGATTCGGTAGCCATTATTAAAAATTTAACAAATATAATTACAACTTATTTTGGAAATTCACAGCTGTTATATGACGCGAACAAGGTGGTTGGCCAGCGGTGGTTCAGATATTCGTCAATTATTAATAATTCAAACACGTCGACAACCGATTTTCAATACGTAACTTTGCCATTTTCAGCGACTTACATGTCTTCACCAATCGCGAGCGGTTGCGTTGCGGCAAATCAGGGCGGTAATTTGTTGGATACAAGCATCAATTTTGCAGATATACAAACTGGTAACAAGTTCGCATATCAATTTTATAGAAACGGGACGCGCAACGTAGACGGCGCTTTTAGCTATCAAATCACGGGGAAATTTTGATGATTCATTTATATTATGTAAACGAGGCTGGACAAGCTTGTTATTGCCCATCGCTTAGTGATGTAAAAAGCGGCTATTGCAAAATAAGCGAAGCTTGTTTTAGCGCATTTTTTATCAATCAAGAGCACGGTAATAGTAACTTGATGATTAAAAAACTGAAAGGTTATGACGAAACAAACGGCATTTTTGCGCTTCAAATATTAAGCGGTGACGCGCCAGTTTGGTCGACAGAATACGCGCACAACAGCGGTTACTTGCCAGCGCGGCCAAACGCTGCATACACTTGGAACGGTACAAAGTGGGTGGTCGATGCGGCGCTTGATGCAGAAATCAAAGCGCAAGAGTTGGCCGCATTAAAAGCTGATTTGTGCGCACAAATAGACGCGCGCGCAATTGAAGTTGGGGATTCAACTGTAAAAAGCAGCGTTTATTTGTCAAGCGAATACCAGCGAAACGCAAATGATGCGCAAGCTTGGAAAGATGCTGGTTACGCTGGAAAACCACCGTTGTCAGTTAAGGCTGGCGCAGAATCTCACGGCATCACGGCAAAAGAAGAGGCTGATTTAATTTTGCGCGAATCAGCGATCGCTGAGGGGTTTATCGAGACCTTGCGGACATGGCGAATGAATGCAAAGGGCGTTATGGGCATTCAGGGCGCACTAACAATCGACGCAGCACAGACTGTATTTGACGCGGCCATGTTGGCTTTAGATACAGCTTTATCTAAAGGTAAATAAAATGACAGAAAAAAAAGTTAGATTAGTCTTTACGTCACAGAGAGGGTGGAAAGCACCATTAGCTTATTTGATTCGATACTTAGGAAATTTTGAGTTTAGCCACGTCGGAGTGTTAGATGATTGCGATATTATTTATGAAGCAACTTTTTATCACGGGGTAAGAATGTTGCATTTAATCGAGCTTGAAAAAACTGGTTGCCCTTACATTATTTGCGATGTCAACGGTGCAGATTACAATAAAGCAATGACCAAAGCCAGGGAGTTAAATGGTTGTAAATACGATAATACTGTTGTGTTTTGGCATTTTATATCGTCTTTGCCGCTTTTGAAGTGGGTGTTTAGAAAACCCGTTATTTTGCCCGATGTATATGATTGCGCGGCTCATACAACAACAGTTTTGTATGCAGGTGGCATAACGATGTTTAAAGAGCATTTTTTCAGATTAGCAGAAGTTAGAGACGTTTATTTAGACCCGTGCGTCGTAGTCGTTGGCGGCAACAAAAAAGGGTTAGAGATAGATTCTCAATATTCTGACGTAAGTTTTAATGTAACCAATTGAAATAAAATGAAAGATTATGAGCAAAAACACCATAAACGAAAATTCTTTAGAACTTCCAACGCGCCCGACAAGTAAATTTGACGCGATAATCGTGGCTTTAAAATTCTTTATGCCAAGAACGGTTTTTGAACTGTTGGCTTTAATTATAACTTTAACTTTTTGTGGTCAGATTATAAGAAACAACACAGACCCAATTCAATCTATTCTTTATTTTAAAGAAAAAATTGTCAATTCAAAAAATGACGCGCCACAATTAGATGAAAAAAAATTTAAAGAAATTAGTGAAAGTCTAATTAAAATTGGCGCAAGCTCTGTATCGATTTATTCAGCAGATTTAGGTAGCGCGTCAAGAAAGCTGCTTTACGCAAGAGTTGGAAATGCAGAGTTGGCTGATTTTTTAGGGGACATGGACTCTTTGTATGCGAGAGTAACTGGCAATGAATCTGACGAGGAAATTAGAGTAAAAGCAAATCAAAACGAGTACGTTGTAAAAATGCAGAACGGTGAATTTGTTTGTACTAATAAATTAGTACCAACGTCTAGATATGGCTTATATCTTGAAAAAAATGGAATTGTTAGCGGATGCGCAATTGGAATCCCGTCAGGGTTTAGCAAATATTTTGTAGGAATACTCATTGCTGGATTTGATCGGCCGCTTGACAGTAAAGAAATTGATTTGTTAAGAAGCGATTTATTTCGAAATTCTCAAGTTATTTTAAAACAAACAGGGGAATAAAAATGTCAGAAGAAAAAGATAGTGAAATAAAAAAATTGGCGGTCGAAGAGAAAATGCCTGAAAACGTCACGCCTTTGGCGCTGGTCTGGCTTTTTCTAAAACTTGCTTTTACAAACCACCTAGGGAAGACCATTACTCTGCTAGTGACGTGCCTTGTTGTGTATCAATTTTATGCCAACAACACCAACATTTTTTCGGTGATTCGAGAGGGCAGGGCGACATTATCTAGCAATGCCCCGCCCACGCTTGACCCGTCAAAATTCGAGAGCATAGCCCAGTCACTGACAAAATCAGGCGCAAAATCTGTGGCAATTTATGACGTCGATTTAGGCGGTGTACAGCGAACTTTGGTGTATGCCACAATGGACGGCGACCCTGAAAAGAATTTTATTGGCGACAAGGATTCATTGTACGCAAGGCTTGGCGTCCGTGATAATGATGCTGATAGACTGCGAAAAGGCCGCTATAATGAAATGGTGTTCAAGCTTCAAAACGGCGATTTTGTTTGTGAAAACTTAGAGCCAACAACAAGATACGGTGCTTATTTGTTCAAAAACGATGTCAAATACACTTGTGCAATAGGCTTGCCAACTGGATTAACTAAGTTTTTTACGGGTTCTATTGTAGTTGGTTTTGATAGTGAGTTTGATTCCAGCCAAGAAGATTTTATGCGCAGTTCTTTGTATCAATCTGGACAGGAAATTTTAATTAAATAAAGGAGTTGTAAATGAAAACAGGAACCGAAGGTTTAGATTTAATCAAGAAGTTTGAGGGCTTGCGATTAAAGCCTTATTTGTGCTCCGCAGGCGTTCCAACTATCGGCTATGGCTCGACAATGTACGCGGATGGTAAAAAAGTCACTTTAAACGACGATGCAATAAGCGAACAGCAAGCGCTTGAATTGCTGGCTAAAACGCTAGGAAAGTATGAAAAAGCAGTCAATGATTATGTAACAGTCACTCTAACTCAAAATGAGTTTGATGCGTTGGTCGCCTTTACTTATAACTTGGGCGCGGGTAATTTGTTGAGTTCTACTTTGCTGAAAAAATTAAACGCTGGCGACAAAGCAGGTGCAGCCAACCAGTTTGATGTCTGGAATAAGGCGGGAGGAAAGGTTTTGCAAGGGTTGGTTAACCGCCGCGCGGCTGAAAAAGCTTTATTTTTAAAACCATGATGTTTCACGTAAAACAAAAGGAATATAAAATGCAATTAACAGAACATTTTACTTTAGCAGAAGCAACAGTGACTGGCGTAAAGGCCGATAATACGCCCAGCGATGCTCAGATTGAAGTCATTAAAAAAACCGCCGCGCAACTTGAAAAAGTGCGTGAAGTTTTGGATGTGCCATTAAAAATCAATTCATGGTTTAGGTCGGCGGCGG